AAAAGAAAGCTACATAGATATTGATGCCGACCAAGGCGGGGCGTACCCACTAGGGCTATCAATTAAGGTAGATGGTAAATGGCACAAAATAGAAGAAGCATCCGCTGTGCGTGTAGTTATTCGTGGGGATTACGAACAACGGGCATTACTTGCTGGGTTACAAAATATTGCCTTGATGAGTCTGCCTGTTTACGGCAAAATGAAGACTTACAGTGAACAAGCCGAGGAGCATGAAAATGCCATACGTGAACAAACCAAGACCATATAAAAAAGAATATGAAGAGTATCAGGGCAAACCTGAGCAAATTAAAAAAAGGGCTAAGCGAAACGCTGCCCGTGCGGAGCTAACGAAAGATGGAAAAGTACATAAAGGAGACGGCAAAGATGTCGACCACATCAAGCCTCTTAGTAAGGGGGGCACAAGTGCTAAGAGCAACCTTCGGGTCAAACCAGCAGGAAGCAACAGGTCATTCAGCAGAAATGCCGACCACACAGTCAAGCGTAACACAAGCAAAAAATAGCATAATCACGGACTACGACTGGCCTGGTAAGTTTAAGCCGTTTGCCCACCAAAAGCAGACGTCAGAGTTTCTTACATTAAACCGCAAAGCATTCTGCTTTAACGAGCAGGGTACAGGCAAAACAGCTAGTGTGATATGGGCATGCGACTACCTAATGAACTTAGGTGTGGTTAAACGCGTGCTTGTTATCTGCCCACTATCTATTATGAAGTCAGCATGGCAACAGGACTTGTTTAAGTTTGCCATCCACCGTACATGCGATATAGCTTACGGTGAGCCTAAGAAGCGTAAGAAAATAATCTCTCAAGGCGCTGAGTTTGTCATCATTAACTTTGATGGCGTGGAAATTGTTAAACAAGATATTATGAACGGCGGGTTTGACCTTATCGTAGTTGACGAAGCTAGTGCGTATAAGAATGCACAGACTACCCGTTGGAAAACACTGCGCGATGTAGTTGCAACCACAAAAGGTATTTGGATGCTTACTGGTACTCCAGCAGCTCAATCACCCGTAGATGCCTTCGGCCTAGCCAAGCTAATTAACCCAACCAACACTCCTAAATTCTTTGGTGAGTTTAGAGACAGAGTAATGTATAAAGTTGGTCTGTATAGATGGGTTCCAAAGAAAGACGCTCAAGACACTGTACATAGAGTGTTACAACCTGCTATACGTTTTGAAAAGAGTCAGTGTTTAGATTTACCTGATTTAACTTTTGTTGAACGAGATGCACCATTAACACCCCAGCAAAGCAAGTATTACAAATTACTTAAGAAACAGATGGTAATTAATACGGCTGGTGAAAGCGTCTCAGCAGTTAACGCTGCTACTAATATCAACAAGTTACTACAGATTTCGGGCGGTGCTGTGTACTCGGACAACGGGGAAGTCATTGAATTTGACGTCAGCAACCGCTTGAAAGTTATTGAAGAAGTTATAGATGAAGCTTCACATAAGGTCCTGGTGTTTGTTCCATTTACTCATACTATAGAACTACTACGTGCGCACCTAACCAAGGCAGGCATCACGTGTGACGTGATTAATGGACAAGTACCTGTGAACCGCAGACACACAATCATCCAAGACTTTCAAGATACTGAGAATGTGCGAGTGCTTATCATACAACCTCAAGCCGCATCACACGGGTTAACACTAACTGCTGCTAACGTAATCGTTTGGTATGCTCCTGTGACCAGCGTAGAAACTTATCTGCAAGCTAATGCACGTATTGACAGACCAGGGCAAAAGAACCCTATGACTGTTGTACATATTACTGGCAGTGAAGTAGAGGCTAGGCTGTACAAAATGTTACAAAATAATATTAGTAACCACGAAAAAATAATTGACTTGTACAAACAAGAAATTGAAAATATAGCTTGACAAAGTCAAAGTAAGTAGTATTATGTAATTTCAAAGAGAAGGAGCTAACAATGAGTGAAACATCTGTGTCCTCGGACAAACTGGCCGAGATTTACATCAAAATTCGTGACAAGCGTGCTGAGCTTAAAGAAAAGTTTGAAGAGCAAGACAACGAACTCAAAACACAGCAAGACTTATTATCGGAACAAATGCTATCACTGTGCCATGAGCAAGGTGCAGATAGTATCAAAACCCCAGCAGGGACAATCATTCGTAAAGTTGATACACGGTACTGGACGACTGATTGGGATTCTATGTATCAGTTCATTGAAGAACATGATGCGTTTCCTCTGCTAGAGAAGCGGTTGCATCAAACAAACATGCGACAGTTTCTTGAAGAGAATCCAGATTTGTTACCTGCTGGGTTGCAGGCTGACAGTAAATACACCGTGGTCGTTAGAAGGAGCAAGTAATGAGCAACATTTCTATTTTTAAACAAGGCGGAGCAGTAACATCGTCACGTGCTGAGGGCATGTCTGAGTTAGCTAAATCTTTAGTTACCAACACAAACAATAGCCGTCGTATTACGATGAACAAGGGCAAGTTCTCACGCATGGTTGGTGGTGAACAAGCTGGTGGTAAGGTAACAGGTAGCATTAACGGAATCATTATTAATGCACTACCAAAAGTATCTCGTCAGTTCTACGCTAAACCGTATGACCCAAATGGGGAGCCAACGCTACCTGATTGCTGGTCTAACCTAGGCGATGTACCTGATGCCAAGGCATCTAATGCACAGGGTTCTTCATGTGCAACATGCCCACAGAACGTAGATGGTTCAGGTCAAGGCGGTAAAGGTCGTGCATGTCGTTTCCAACGTCGTGTGGCTGTATTGCTTGAGGGCGATATGAGCGGTGATATTTATCAGTTCAACATTCCGTCTAAGTCATTATTCGGTAAGGGTACTGGTAACGTGCATCCGTTTGAGAGCTATCTTAAGTTCTTGCCAGCTAACGGTGAAAGCATTGACCGTATCGTTACACAGATTGCATTTGATGAGAACGAGACTGCTGACGTAGTTAACTTCACCCCAGTGCGTCATTTAACTGATGAAGAGATTGATGTTGTTGAGGCGGCGCAATCTTCTCCAGAGTGTAGAAACGTAGTGCAGTTAACAGTAGCACAGCAAGACGGCGTTAGAAAGCTACCACAAGCAACTAAGCCAGCGCAAGCTGAAGCGGTAGAAGCTGAGGAAGTAGAAGAACCAGTTAAGCGTGCGTCCAAGAAGGCTGAACCAACTGCTAATGCACCTAAGCAGAACTTAGCTGATGTAGTAAGTGCTTGGAGCGATAACTAAGCATGAATAATAGGTATAGCTTAAGTATTATGCTTCTTAATCAGCAAGCGGAGCAAAACCGCTTGGGAGTTAAACTGGGTAAGAAGTGTATTAAGTTAGGCATCCCCGTGGCAGATGTCGCAGGTAGAGTGGGTGTAAGCAGACAAACTGTTTACAACTGGTTCATAGGTGCATATGACCCAAAACCTGAGCTAGCTACGGTGATTACACAACTATTACGTAACTTAAAATAACGGGCTATGCCTAACGGCAGGGGGGAGCAGTCCCCCCTTTTTGCCCCCAACGAAGAGATAAGAATGACAAATATCGACCTATTATCAAGAGTGCAATCAGCGGAAGGCTGGTACGTGATATTGGGTCTGAACAACGGTCGTTATGCCGACCAGCAAATAGTTGCAACACGAGAAGAGTTTGACGAGCTAACAAACAAGTACGTTGCTAACCAGTGGGATGTTTACTTCGGGGTAGCAAAGTATGCGGAGAAAAAAGAAAAAGAGTTCCGCAAAAAGGAAAACGTACTTAATCTAAAAGCCCTATGGATAGACCTAGACTGCGGACCAAGTAAAGCCGTCGTCAACGAAAAGACAGGTCGACCTGATGGATACATAGACCAAACGACAGCACTTCAAGAACTGCAAAGATTCTGCAAGACTATCGGTTTACCAAAACCGCTAATCGTTAGTTCAGGCCGAGGAATCCATGTATACTGGCCTTTGACAGCACCACTAGAGCGTTCTGAATGGGAACCCTTCGCCTCTAGACTCAATGAACTGTGCTTAACCCACAATCTTTATGTAGACAGCAGTGTGTTTGAAGCTGCTCGTGTGCTTAGAGTTCCAGGTACATACAACTTTAAAGATGTCCCAGCTAAGCCAGTAGAAGTAGTATCTGATGCACCTGACTACGATGCGCAGGCCCTTAAGGATATTCTGGGTGTTAGAGAAGCTGTAGTGCAACCCAAACGGGAACTTTCTGAGTTACAAAGAGCTATGATGGCTAACACCGTATCTCGGTTTAGCAAGATTATGGTTCGCAGTGCCAACGGTGATGGATGTGCTCAACTGTTGTATCAGTACAACAATCAGGAGTCCGTATCAGAACCTATGTGGTTTAACGCTCTTTCGGTCGCACAACATTGTGTAGATAGAGATACCGCTATTCATAAAATATCAGAGAAATACGAAGGTTATGATTACGATGATACTGAGAAGAAAGCACTCCACACACAGTTCCCTCAAACGTGCGCTACGTTCGAGAAGAATAATCCAGGTGGGTGTGAAGGGTGCCCTTGGAAGGGGCGTATCAAGTCACCAATTGTGTTGGGGAAAGAGGTTGTTAGGGCTGAGGAAGATGAAGACTTTATTGTTGAGGAAGCACCTGACGTACAAGCTACAGATAATGAGGAAGAGGCTGAAACAGTAACCTACACAGTGCCTAAGTTCCCACATCCATACTTTAGGGGCAAGAACGGTGGCGTCTATGTAACACCCCCAGGCGAAGATGAAGCAGAACCTATTTGCGTATACGAGCATGATTTGTATGTTGTAAAGCGTATGCGTGACCCAGACCCTGCAATCGGTGAAACAGTATTAATGAGGTTGCATTTACCTAGAGATGGTGTGCGGGACTTCGTCATACCGCTTGCTGATGTAGGCTCAAAAGATAAGCTACGTGAAACACTAGCAGCTAACGGCGTAGCTGGATACAAGAAGCAGACAGAGTTATTAGGTAACTTTGTTATGGCGTTTATTAAAGAGATGCAATATAAGAAGAAGGCGGAAGTTATGAGAAAACAATTTGGTTGGGCTGACAAGAACAGCAAGTTCATCCTAGGAGACCGTGAGATTAGTGTAGATGGTGTGTTTCATAGCCCACCTTCACACGCAACAAAGCAGATTGCCGACTACATCGTGCCTATGGGTACCATAGATAAGTGGAAGGAAGTGTTTAATTTGTACGGTCAGCCAGGGCTAGAACCGCACGCATTTGCTGCTTTGACGGCATTTGGCGCCCCGCTACTTATGCTTACAGGTCATAAAGGTGCAATCATTAACGTGATTCACAAAGACTCAGGCACAGGCAAATCCACAGCGTTGTATATGTGCAACAGTGTGTACGGGCACCCCGACAAGCTAACGGCTATTTGGAAAGACACCCATGCGGCTAAAATGATTCGCTTGGGCTTGATGAATAACCTACCGTTCACTATTGATGAGATTACCAACCTGAAACCCGAAGAGTTCTCAAACCTAGCCTACAGTATGTCTCAAGGGCGTGGTGCAGACCGCTCTAAGTCTCAGACCAACGAGTTACGTGTGAACGACCAGACTTGGCAAACCATATCACTATGTAGTTCTAACGCTAGCTTCTACGAAAAACTTGGTGTGCATAAGAGCACTCCAGACGGCGAGATGATGCGTCTATTAGAGTACAAGATTGAGGCAAACAATATTATTCCGCCAGCAGTAGCCAAGCAGATGTTTGACTACCAGCTTAAAGAGCACTACGGACATGCAGGTGAGATATACATCCGCTATATACTGAACAACCTTGAAGAAGTTAAGAGCAGTTTGATTGCCATCCAGCAGAAGATTGACGCTGAGATGCACCTTACTAACCGTGAACGATTCTGGTCAGCAGTTATTTCGTGCAACATTACGGGTGGTTTGATTGCCAAGAACTTAAAGTTGCATGACTACGATATGCGCACCATCTACCTATGGGCCACTCAACAGATGCTTAAGGGTATTAGGGAAGACGTAGCTGCACCAGCTTCTAACTCAGCATCAGTGATTGGTGACTTTATTAACCGCCACATTCAGAACATGCTTATTGTGGATGACGAGGTAGACAAGCGTACTAATATGCACAACCTACCGAAGCAAGAACCTAAGGGTGACTTGGTTATTCGCTACGAGCCTGATACTAAGAAGCTGTTTATTGGTGCCAAAATATTCCGCAAGGACTGTGTGGAAACCCAAACTTCGTACAAAGACACCTTGCACGACCTAAAGACTAAGGGAATCTACATCGGTGCTGGCAACAAGCGTATGTCTAAGGGTATGAAGATTGTATCTCCAGGGGTACATGCACTTGAGTTTGATTGCTCAGTACCAGACTTTATTAACGTGGACGCCTTAATTCCTGCGCAAGATGAGAATACAGGGTATTAGTTATAACGTTAACTGGCGAAACTTCAGGGTAGGGACTTCATTTTTTCTGCCCTGCCTTGATGAT